ATCATTCGCCAACTTTTCCTGAGCCTCCACTGCCTTTCTGTCTGCCTCTGCAGCAGCTGCTGATGCGTCCTGAATGTCCTGGGCAGCGGTTGGCCATTCGGCCAGCTGTGCCAGTCCGGAAGAACCTGCTTGAAACTGTACCTTACCCTCGATGATTGCGCCGTCTAGAGCTGTAATTTTGGGAGGGTTGCTGGATAGATCTATAGAAAGTCGGCCATCAGGGCTAACGATCTTATCTGTTGTGATTCTGCCCGGGAGGATTTCCGAAAAGCCATACAGGCTCACATATGACCTCTCACTTGCATTTTCGCTGTTGAGAATGCCCACAAGAAAATGATAATGCCCGGCTACGGAAGTCATACCTATTGCCACATCGGATAGCACAAACACTCCGGCGGTACCGGGGTTTGCACATTTGGCGTACAGGTAGTATGCTTTTGAAGCGTCAGCCTCAGTAAGAGGAGGCGAGTCATATGCCGCCATATCCCAATACCGGTATTCGCTTGCCAAGTGAGACTGCGAGATCGTTTTGATACCAACAGTCATATGCTGCAGTATTCCGGCGGCGGCGGAAAGTACCTTTGTTGCGTTGCTGAACACTATAACATGGTTCGCAGCCACCGGCACCGTTTTACTGTTCACAAAACGAAACTGCAGGCTTTCGTCACCTACCAGCAGCGCCATAGTTTGCACAGTGATGGGGCTGACAGATCCGGAGAAATTAAGCAGCGACTGAGAAAGCAAAGTCATTGTCTCCTGAGCATCCCGGAAACGACGTTTTGTGAATTGCAGGGACTGTTTGTGAAGGGAGTCAGTAACAACTTCACTTGCGTCAATTTTCGCTATGTCATTTTTGACTGAACCTCCAGACACAACATTGCTTAGTTCGATTTTTGGGGAGTAGGGCTTATTAATAAACTCCTTTACACCAACAATTCTTATTTTTTGTCCATCAGGAAGAAATTGCGGATGAGAGAAGAGCACATAACCACCAGGAACTATCTTACCCCCTATAGCCAGCCAATTACTTTTAGCATAAATTTCATCTAATTCACCTTTATAAATAGAACGTGGTATTTCATTTTCATATTTATATCGAACAGCTTCACGAAACATATCCCATGAAGCTCCTGTCTTTGTTACATTATCACAAACATATGCATCAGGAAGTGCTATATTAAAGACAGCATAAGTATCTCCAACTTCTGGTATCATACCCCCACTCGGAAGAATCATACCATCCTGATCTAACGGAACAAGCTTAAACCTTCTCTCTGCATGAACGTAACCGTCTAGGTTTTCTTCCGTTTGTTGAATGTCGAAACTATATCCTGATAAACTCCCGCTTTGGAATATTAGTACTGCCTTTTCGCCGGCTATTCTCATTTGAGAAAAATCAAGAGACTGTGGAATAGTACTGTCAATTATATCATAAAAATGTGCTCCAGCATCTACAACTATTACTTGTGTAACCGTGCCAACTCGCTGTGGAGAGATTGACGAAGCATCATAGCTATCTTCATTCTTATTTTCAGGCAAGTCTACACAAGTAATCATTGTGCCGTCAGCATCTGTAATATAAGTGCGGCCCTCATAAATGAGCGACTGCGATTTTGGCAGCAATAGGGTTCTACTGTGATATTTTGAGAAATCAATATTCTTCTCACCTCCCTGAACATATAATATCCCAACAGGTAATTTTTCGCTTTCCTTTGTGCGTGTTATCCCAGATTTCAAGCCATTCTGTTTACCATAAGCAAGAGGAAGCGGATTGTCTTTAAATTTCTCAACTTTTTTTAGCGAAATTGTTTTATTAACTATTTCATATTCTGTGTTGTATTCCTCAGCTATTCGGTTGAGCGCTCCATCACAATACTCATGATTAAATGCTATCTGCCTGGCTTCAGCGTCCAAACAATCACCAACACTCCATCCCGGCTCAGTTAAATTTAGGTTGTTAACAATAAGCTGTATCCACTCGGATGGAGTTAACACCAGGACAAATTTCAAGCTGAAGGGTCTTTGTGGTAATCCGTCAACAATGACAAAGTATTTCAATTTTGTGCTTTTAAGGAAAGCTTCCTCTGTTTCAAGCATAAGCGTATAGTCATACTTACGCGTATGTGTCATAGTGAAGTTCTCCTGGCTATAAAGAGTGTATCTTTCGCCTTTATACATCACGTATGCTCCAATTGGTATCTCAACAGCCTCTGTTAATGAAAAATACAGCATGAATATGTTTTCGGACATAATCACTTTATTCCTGTATGTGCTGTCTGCAGGATTTACCTGAATTAACTCAGCGTTATTTATGTCATATATTTGTATCATATCATCATTCCATTACCAATAGTTGTAAATACTAGTGTGAACTCAACAAATACTCTCCCGGATGAAAAAGGCCGTTTCTTAATGAAGTTTTCCATTCTTGAATAGTAGCATGACATCTGTGCGTTTGTGCCGGTAAATGATACCAAAAGAGGCTCAGCCAGGCTGATATTGTTAAATAGAGCACTATAGTTTGTATAAAAATTATCCAGTGATGGACAAATCATTGAACAGGCGATGCTAATCTGCTTTGAAGCAAGTTTTGAAACAAAGTTTGTGTCTACAACTTTACCAGATGTTACTTCGTTTGTATTAGACATCCCCTCTTTAATAAGAAACTGAAAGGCAGAATTATATACCTGCCTTACAATAATATTAAAGCGGCTTAGGTCGTATCCATTGATTTTAACATGAGAGTTTTCTGCAATTCCGGTTGGAACGACATTGCTTCCAGAAAAAATCTGCAGGGGATCATCCATTGAGAAGTTAATCGCGAATTTCGCTGATGTACTTCCACTTTTAACCAATCCTCCTGAAAGCTGCGTATCTTGAAAACCTTTAAATCTCAATGAAAAAGTTTTATTCATTGTCGATATGAGAAGAGAGCGCATACCTGGAGCAATCAGAATATTTTTAAGTGCTGTGAGTTTTATCAGAAAATCTGAAGTTGAAACACCTTTTAAATAGCATTTCAATGCCACTTCTTTTTCACTAAAAGCTACATCGGACAAATCCACTTCGATGCCATCTTCTTCAAACCAATCATTTGTTGGCACCTGTTTTCGAGCAGGGAATGAAAGCAAATCGTAATCACCACCTCTGAGAATCAACATCCCAAGAGTGGCTATATCTATATTGTCAATTTTAACCATATGATTACTTAAGTTTTAGACCTCTATCCCGAATGTCGTCAAGAGTATTTTTTACGTCTTCAATGTATTTGCAGTAGTCAGTGTTCTCTGCAATTTTATCAAGTGTAGATTTTAGTGATTTATAAACAAGAAGCATTTCTTTATTAATCTGTCGAATGTCAGCTACAGCCAATCTAACTGAACCAACACCTGCAGATAATTCATCAACCGATTCTTGCGACGCCTGAGCAATACCTTTTGCAGCACTTTGACGGCTCCCCTGGCCAGAGAATATATCAATACCCTCTTTGGCCAGCTGATCTTTTGCTTCCTGAATAGATTTTGCATAGTCTGCAAGATTCTCTTTATACATCTGATTGAACCAGATAAGATCGTCGACAATTGAACCATCTCCCTCTTCTCCAAAAGAGTCGTTGAATCGCTTTTCCAACTCATTAAAGAGAGATTGAAAGTGAGCTGCAAAAATTAGTTTCGACACAATATTCTCAATTGTGTTATTCATGTAATTTTGAAAGTCATCAATAGCAGAAAAGACATCACCATTCCGAACGGCCAAAACAAGAGAATCTGATAATTGAGTGCCGATATCTCCCGCGAAATCTTTAAAGTTCTGGCGCATTTCATCCTGCGCCTCTTTTGCCTTTTGCTGAATCTCTTTCCAGTTGTCGACTAGTTTTTTCGTCGCATCATCTAGCTTTTTATAGTCCTTGATTATTTGCGGGTTGAGTTCAAAAGTCTCTTTATCATATATCTCACCATATTTTTTCTTTAAACTTTCGAAAATTGGTACTGTTTTTCTAGCCAACAGTCCAATAACTCCTCCAATCACAGCTCCAATAGCAGCTCCAATCAAAGCAAATGGGCCAGACCACGAAGTTGCCAGACCACCTATTGCAGCTCCGGCAGCTGCGCCGGCACCAAATCCTGTAGCGACATTACCTCCTGAGACAGCCTTTTTTGTTCCGGTTTGAACCTTACCTTCGTTAATTGCGGTATTAAGCTCTTTCATTGCTGCAGCATACCTCTGAGCACCGGCAATAGCACGAGCAAAAGGATTTTCTACGCCAAACAGATTAGCCTGGCTATACTCATATGCTTTAATTTTCAGGAGAGATAGCTGATGATTACTTTCTACAATTGTTGCTGTCCAATCCTCTTGCGCTTTTTTGTTTTCCGCAATCTGGCTTGTCACCATCGTTAGCAAGCTGATAACAGCACTTATACCTGACCCAATTTTGTCCTCTTTAGATGCTGTTGAATCAAGAGTGGTAAGAACATTGTCTAGGTTATCAGCAACCGCAGAGAAAATGTCGCCGATTTCGCTTCCAAGCTTAGAAAAGGCAGACCCTAAGCCCCCGAGAAATTGCTTTATATAACCGGACATCTCTCTTATTTTTTGAACAGAGAGTTTTTTTAACGACCAGTCAAGCTCTTCTATCTCTTGTCTGGCAGCTTCTATTTGAGGCGCAAGATCTGGCACCCCTGCGTCTTGCAGGGCGATTAAAGCATCAAGCTTCTTTTGAGCGAATTCCTTTTGTATTTCAAGAAGATTTGATTGTCGAACTGTCTCAAACGGAACATCTTTGTTTAAAAAGTCTTGCTTACGTAATTCAATCGCCTCTTGAATGTCAAGCTGCTTAAGGGCAGCCTGTTTTTTAATAATTTCAATTTCTTTTTGTCGCTTTTCCTCTAATTCTACTTCGTCTTTTTTAAGTTTCTCAGAATCAGTACTGTTTTCTTTGAGCGCTTTGCGCTGATTCGCATAATAGGTGTTAGTCTGATTTATCTGATTATCAAGTTCAGAATTAAATTTACTATTGACATCGGCGAATATTTCCTGAATTACTGTTGCGGACTCTTTTTTAACCCTCTTTACAGCTGTTTCATATTCGAGCAGTTTAGCTGCGCTTAAATCAGATAGCAGCTCTCTTTCTTTTGTTGCCGGGACACCTGTTTTCTTTTCTAACTCTGTAATCTCATCCTCTCTCTGTTTAATCAGAGCCTTAGCCTTTGTATATCCGGCCTCAAGACTTGCTAGCTTTTGTGTTGCGCCTTCTTCTACTGCTGCCGCGAGTGCAGCATTTGTTTCATTCTCAGTATCAAGAGCAATCTTTTTAAGTTTGTCTGCAGCTTTTTTTGCCTCACTTTCTTCTTTTTCATCTTTTTTAAAGTTCCCTGATACATCCCATTTTTCAAGTTTCTTGGTGGCCTTATTATATAGCTTAACAGCGTCATCCCATTTTTTTGAACCTTCATCTACGTCTTTAAGAGAGTCAAGAATTAATTGAGCTTGTTTCTGTTGATTAAGCCAATATTTTTGTGTTCCCTCAATGATTTGCTCAGAAGCATTTAAACCGGCATCAACCATTATTTTTCTTGCAGCTTCTGCAGCAGTTGCTCCTTTCTCAATGAAAGTCACTGCCTCATTCATTATCTCTTGTCCTTCTGCTAACAGCTTGTCTTTTTTTGTGTTTTTCTCTGTATACTTAGTCGTCTTTCCCGTCCTTATATCTGTAGCGTTTTTGGTTACCCTGTCAGGCATTGCCTCTGCCTCGGCAATTTTAAAAAGTGCCTTTTTAATCTTCTCAGTTGCAATCTCCATTGCAGCTGCAGCAGTTGCACGCTCAAGTATTGATTTTTTAAAAGCATCTGCATTTTTTATGAAAAGATCGTCCGCTTCTTTTACACTCCTGATTGAAATCCCAAGGTTGTCAAACGCCTTTTGATTGTTCAGGATAAACTTGTTTTTTTCATCAAGTGAAGAGGTAAGAGATGTATATGCCTTTTGAAGTGCAAGAAAATCTGCAACATTCTTACTTGCAGTAGAAGAGATTGACTCTGAGAACTTCTTTTGCTCTTTTGCTGACTCCCTGCTTTTGCTGATTAGTCTCTCCATCAGAACAACTATACCCGTAATTACAACAGACAAGCCTAAAGTCAAAGTAGCCATTAGCGCAGTTGCGGCAGCTGTGGTTATCCCCAAGCTGGTAGCTACACGAATATTAGCGGCAGCCCATAATTGTTTAGCACGAGCAACCGTTGTTATACGAAAGGCAGATGTTTCATGAAGCGTATTTGATATCTGTTGCAAACCGATTGTTACTGCCATTAGCGACTGTACCTTCGTCTGAATCTTTGCATAAGTCTCAGACTCGCCGCTAACTAAACCCATTGCTCCCGCTCCGGCAGACAAGGCCCCGGAAAACGCGGAAAGGCCGGAGAGCACTCCCGCCATCATCTGACCTCCAGATGATAATATTTTCTGTTGGTTATATATTTCTTTATATGCTGTACCCAATACACCAAGCCTCTCCTGCAAATCCTTATACTGCTGGCTCTCTTGTTGCCCGGCTAACTTTAAACGAGCCATCTCTTCTCTTGTCTTGCGCATTTGGTTCTCAAGAGTCTGCTGCTTATTAGTGTACGAACTCTGTTGTTTTTCCAGATCTGCAAGCGCTTGTTTTTCTCCGGCAAGCTCCTCTCTTAACTCATGATATGTTTTAGATATCTTTTCTCTTGCTGCAATAACTTTTGGGTCAGATGTGGCGACATTTACTTTTTTAAATGCCACTTCAACTTCATTTAACTTAGTCTCTAATTCCGCAATGATCTTCTTTTGAAAAGATATTGTTTCGGTCAGTTCGCTGTTCATTTTTGTACTTTCTGACGAAACCTGAGAAATACCACTTTTAGTCTTATCCAGAGTGTCATTTAACTCTACATACTTTTCGACTACTTTCTGCTGAGCATCTGAACCCTTTGTTTCTGCAGCTGCAGCATTGAGTTTTTTATATGCTTCTTCAAGCACAGACAATTTTCGCTGCAAATCCATAATAAGACGTGCCTGAGAGGAAACCATCTCAGCCATCTTTCTTTGAGCTTCCTCACTCTCTTTGCTGATGTCTGATATTCCCTCTCTGGCTTTATTTGCTTCTTCAGAAACATTTTGTTTCATCCGGATATCAATTTCTACCGGTTCCATTTAAGTAATTTTTTAAGTCATTAGAATTGTCAAAAACTGGCACCTTGCTTTTCTTTATATGTCGAGGCTGATCAGCGAACTCAAGTATGTACATCAGCCAGGACTGTCCCCACATAAGCTGTGAATGCGTATATCCACGCTTATCTTTTATCTGCCCAAATAATCCAAAGGGGCTATGGAGTCCAACCATCTGGCCTTTTAACTCCCCTTTCTCTTTTGCCCCACTTTCGGACTCAGCATCATCTTCATCATCGTTGTCAGGAAAGTGGTAATAGTCGTAAAATCCGCTGCGCGGTTCATCTCAACCAGTGTAACGAATATTTTGACTAGCTCAGTAAACGGAATCTTCCACATAAGCATTTTTGTATAAATGCCTGTGAGTAAAGCAATTTTAATTCGTGAATTAAGAATTGCAATTGCAATAACCTTACATATTGACTCAACATTTTGATTAAGATATTCCCTGTCATTAATTCTTAAATCAAGCTGCTTTGAGATGATTATAAGAGAGTATTCCGCAATAGTACCTGGCTTTAAAGCTGCAATCGTAATCTTGTTAAGTCTGAGGATTTTCAGATAAAAAGGGGCATCAATTATAGGAAATCGAATACCCCTTTCTAACAATAAATTGGCAGCTTGTAATTGTATGTGCTGCTCGTCCATGATTAATCAATAATGATGTCGACAGGTTGATTAGTTGCATCTTTAACACCGGAAGCCAGTGCTTTGAAACGGAATGGATGCTTAAGCACTCCGTCAAATCCTGCGTTGAGATTCAATTGTACAAATCCTTTCGCGTTTGGAATGATTACTGAGCCACCATTTTTAAGTCTGAAGCGGATAGCTTTTGAAAGAATGAGTTTTTTTGCAGAGTGGAAATACTGTGCTGCAGCACCCTCACCTGTTACAGAACCACCCATTAGGGCAGCCATCTGGTCATAAGTAGCCTTAATGAATGAACCTGTTGCCGAAACGCCAGTACCTGATGCATCATAGTCTTCAGCAGCATCGTTTTCATGAGAATAAATCTCATCTTCAGTTGGATCACCTTCTACGATTGACACTTCGTCGTCGCGAAGAGTTACAGGCTGCTCTTCCCATACTGCGGTTGCAATGCCTGCTGCAGATGCAATCACATCTGCAAAGTCGATACCCGCAACGCGGGCTTTGGCTATAATTCTTTCTGCCATAACTTTTTATTTTTTGATGATTAGTTTAATAATTGATGAAATAATACTTTTCCAATTAAGCTTTGAGAGCAACCACACAAAGACCAGGGCAAATAGAAATCTCCCGGCCCATATTTGTTTTTTCTGCCAATTGGTGAGTTTGTTAGTAACAACCGGCTTTTCAATGTAAACCGGTACTTCTCTGTCAATAGTTTTCTCAATGAGATACAAAGTGTCGTGTATCACCTTAGCTCTGTATTTGAGCTCATTATTCGAAAAAGAAAAGTCAGAAGCAACACCGGCGCTTTTAAGCTCATTAAAATCTCTTAATCGAACTTGATTAAGAGAATCGCAATAGAATCTCGCACGAATTGCTGCTGAGTCGCTTGGAATAACATAAGGTACAAGCTTCTCAACTATACGCTCTGTAATTACAGGAATACGTTCAGTGATCTTCTTTTGCGTTGCGCAAGAAGAAATCACTAATAGGACTATAAACAATACCTGTTTTTTCATTTTGAAACTCTTATGGACTTTATATTTGTGAGCATTTCATTAAGTCGCTCAATCTCTTCGCGAAACTTAGCGTTCTCTTCTTTCAGCTGCTTCATCTGTATCTCCATCTGAACCTGACCAGCAAGAAGCTGAGCGTTTTGGCCTTTTAGAGCAACTAACTCCTGTAATGTTTCGGTGTATTTTGCAACCAGTACATCAATAGTTTTCTGCAGCTCTGAGATAAAGTCATTATTGCGCTTTCGTTTCTCTACAAAGCGAGCCGCTAACCAACTTATAGCTGCGACAGCCGGCGTGAGAAAGTATGTCATAAAATCTTGCAGGGTCATGGCGTGTAAATGTTATTGATATTTATACCTATTGATTGAAGCCATGCTGGAACATTGAATGATGGACATGCTTTAGGAGCAAACTGATTATGACCGGCGATTTTAACCTCTGGAAACCTTGTAATAAACTCCTTCACGTATCTTGTGAGAGAGTCTATTTGAGCAGCGGTTCTTGTATCACTTGCCACGCCACGTTTGCTTACCCCTCCAACATAAACTATGTGTCTTGAAGCACTATTATAACCTGCAACACCATTAGTGATTTCGAAAGAATCTACTATGTTGTCCTCATTGTTTTCAGCAAGTCGTTCAACTATTCCGGTTAAATGAATCATATCGGTATAGCCTACTTGTTTCCAGCCGCGGCCTTGAGGTGGCGGAGATAGGTGCCAGCGGCGTATTTCATCCGCTGACACTTCTCGGCCCTCTGGTGTGGCTGTACAATGAATTACAAGGTATTTAACTTGCTTCATGACTCAATTTTTAGCCTGCAGGCACAACATCCTGAACAATTGCACATAGACCGGCAACGTCGTTTCTCATTGGACGTCCACCAGCGCGAAGCAAGAAAGAATAAAGATCACCGTAGTAGGTAGGATCATTTTCCTTTTCAAACATGTTTATTTCACCTTTTGCGCGACAAACACTGTTAAAATGCCATGCGAGTCCTGCAGCATTATCTCCGGCAGCACCTGCAACACTCCATGCTTTTGGGGCATCTGCAGCTGTATACACACCAACACGACTACGCATCATAATATTGAATGTGTGTAACTTGCCAACCACTCCATTTGCAACGTCAACTCCTGCGTGGAATGCTTGTGCTTCGTTAGCGGTTAATGAGTCAATAAGTTGAGAATGCATATCTGCGTCAAGTAGCAAATAGCGGTCTGTAGATGGCACGTTCTGTTTGTTGAACTTTAGCATCAGTGCTTTCACATCTGATTTTGTAAAGGCTTTTCTTTCTCCGGTAGCATCAGGTGTATGAGCTGCAATAGCGGCACCTGTTGTTCTAATCGCATTCGCAATTGCTGGCATCCATGAGAGAAGAATACTTTCTGCGACTTCTTCCTGTAGAGTAGCGCGGTCAGTACGAATAACTGACTCTCTTTTATTGTATGACAGTTCAACTGTATCTGCATGCGGTATGCGAATTGGATCAGTTGTAAACTCGTCAAGATTAAAAGTTAAGTCAATATCTGTCCTGGCTGAAACTGTTGCAGGAAACTCTGTTCTGTTTTTCTTTGTTGCAGAACCGCTTCCGGCATTAGGTATGTGAACTGTTTTTCCCTGCTCAACAAACTCATCCGCCGAAAATGCTTTTGACAAAAAACTGTTATCTGCAAATAGACCTTCAATAACTGTATTGAGCCAGATCTCTTTTTGAACTGCCATTACGGCTACACCGGCTGGCATTTTAACCAAAGCAGTTGCCGCTGTTCCCAGGCCAATTACCCATGCAGGGTTAACGCCAGCGGCAAAAGCAATAGTTGAGCCCGCTATGACGTTGAATAAAATTGCGCTTATAAACGCTACGATAAATTTTTTCATTTGATTATAAATTGATTAGTTGATTTGTTAATAATTCAATGTTACTCAAGCAGGGATAAAGTTTATTCCGCGTATTCCTTATCAAATTTGGCTTTGAACTTCTCTTTGAAAAGCTCAAAATCTGAAGTCTTGAGGGTTGCAAGTAGATTTGCTTTGTCAAGTTCGTCCCAACTCATTTTGACAAATTTGTCAGCTGTTTGAGCCGGTGTTTCAATCTTGCTTGATACAGGTGTTCTTACAGGAATTGCTGCAAGAGCTGTTTTAGCACCTTCATGGTCTGAATTGAAAAATGCTTCAAATGATGCCTTTCCCTCTGCGTTAATCCTGCCATCGCGTAGCGCTGCATTGATTAGATCAGTGGCCTCAGTCTTTTGGGCCGCCTTTTCTTTTGTTACGTAGCCATCGACTTTTGCCTGAAGGGCCGCCTTTTCAGATTCAAGTGCTGTCACTTTATCCTGAAGCGGTTTTACACGACCGATAACGGCCTGTTCGTCGGCTGTATCTGACAGACCGAACAAATTTCTTAGAGAATCAAGTAAATTCATGTGAGTATTATTTTGGTTTAAAATTGTGAGCTTATTTACAGGACATCCTGACGCTTTCAATAAAGAGGTCATCTCCTGATCATACACAACCTTTTCTTTGATTGAAGTTGCAAAACCCATTGCCAGGGCCTCCTTCGCTGTCATCCACCAATCTGCTGAGCCGGACCAGTTCTTCTCAAACTCTCTTTTGTCCTTTGCCTTTGATGCAAATAGGATCTTATAATCCTTTTCAATGTCTCGCAAAAGCTTCAAGTAAGACTCCAGATCTTGCGACTGGCCACTTACTCCGCCTGCCGGTTTATGAATCATAAACATTCCATTTTCGGGCATCTCAAATGTGTCACAGCTGCAGGCAATAAATGCTCCTGCAGATGCTACCAGAGCACCCCCGCGACAAGTCTTTATTTTAAATGGAGAAAGAATATTTACGATTTCGTTTGCATCAAAGCAGGAGCCACCTGTTGTATTTATATAGATGTCTACCTCAGTAATACCTTTAGCTATTATTTCGTCTATTTGACGACGGAAAGTTTCAGAATCGGTATCCCAGCCGATTACCCCGGTTATGCGTACTTCTGCCTTAGGACCTGACACCACAGCTGTGATGTTAAATGGAGTTGATTTCATGCTTAAAACATTTGATTTCAAAACAAAGGCAAAAATGTCCTGAAAGCAAAAAACCTTGTAACCGTTACAATAAACCTTGTGACCGTTACAAGGTTTTTTCTATTTGAGGGGTCAAAAAGTTTCTTTTGTAAAAAAAGGAACGATGTCAGCAGAATTAAAAGGAAATCAGTTAAAGGAGTGGGCAAAACTGCTTTTTGTCACTGAAAGACTATCACAGAAAGAAGTCGCAGAAAAAACAGGCAAGAGTACAGTCACTATCTGCAAGTGGGTTAAAGAAGGTGAGTGGGAGAGGTTAAAGCAGTCAATGCTTGTTACGCGAGAGGCACAGCTGTCAAGAATGTATCTACAGCTTGATGAGCTGAACACATCTATTATGTCTAAAGCTGAAGGAACTCGTTTCCCAACGTCAAAAGAAGCAGATACAATAAGTAAACTAGCAAACGCAATCAAAACTCTTGAAAGTGAAGCATCTATTGCTGACATAGTAGAGGTTAGTAAACGCTTACTTAGTTGGCTGCGACCAATAGACCCTACAAAAGCAAAGGATCTAGCAATGATAATTGATGACTTTATAAAGGAAGCTCTTAAAAAGTAATGGCAGCAATACAAACATCGGACAGGCAAGCAAAATTAAGCTGGGATAGTTACTACAAAAACTTTCTCAGCTCTGTTAATGCTGACCTGAATGAAACAGAGAGCGAACGTAAAAAAAGAATAAAGGCTCTGGAAGGCGATTTTGAAGCCTGGAAAAAGTATTACTTCCCAAAATATTGTTCTTCTCCTTCGGCCGACTTTCACAAAAAAGGCAGTAAAAGGATTCTCTCAAATGCTGAGTGGTACGAAAGCAGGGTATGGGCCAGAGAGCTTGCAAAGGACACTCTTTGCATGTTTGAAACACTGTATCAAACATTGACCGGAGTCAAAAAAAACATTCTCTTCATTTCCAACTCAGCCGACAAAGCTTCAGAACTTTTAGAGCCATATCGAATAGAACTCACAAAGAACGAACGAATAATCAATGATTATGGCGTTCAGCAAATGCCTGGAAGCTGGGCTTATGGAGACTTTACTACTATTCAGGGCGCAAGTTTCCTTGCCATTGGAGCAGATCAATCACCGCGTGGATCTCGAAACGAAAACATCCGCCCGGATAAAGTCATTATATCCGACATTGACACAGATCAGGACGTACTTAATACAGATATTATTGAGAAGCGCTGGAAGTGGTTCGAAAAAGCTGTTTATCCAACCCGGGCGGTTGACAAACCATTCCAAATCATATGGCTTGGCAACTTGCTCGCTAAAGATTGTTGTGTCGCTCGCGCAATGGCAAAAGCAGACTACGTAGATATCGTGAATCTTGAAGACAAGAATGGTAATAGTACATGGCCAGAAAAAAACACTGCTGAGCATATTGCCAGAATAAAAAGCGGAATAAGTACAGCTGCTTATCAAGCGGAATACATGAACACACCTCTTACAGAGGGGAGCGTTTTTAAAGAGATGTATTGGGGTAAAGTTCCGGATTTGAAGAAATTTAAATTCGTAGTAGCATATGGCGACCCGGCACCATCCAACAGCAAGAATCCAAAAGGCTCTTTGAAAACAATCTTCCTTATTGGATTTTTAGATGGGGTCTATTATGTCATAACCGGTTTTTTAGATCATGTGACAAATGCAGATTTTGTAAAATGGTATTATGCTCTTAAAGATTATATAGGAGACAAGTCGCAATTATATAATTATGTTGAAAATAATACTCTTCAAGACCCATTTTATCAGCAAGTGTTCATAGGCCTTTTTGCAAACGAAGCAAAAGAGAAAGGCTTTTTAGGAATCATCCCGGACACCCGAAATAAGCCAGACAAGTTCTCCAGGATAGAAGGTAATCTCGAACCTCTTAACAGGCTTGGCAAGCTTGTTCTCAACGAAAAGGAGATGAATAACCCTCATTTTGTCAGGCTGCATGATCAGTTTCTTTTACTTACTCCAAAATTATCATACGCTGCTGACGGATGCGATGCCATTGAGGGCGGTGTATGGATCATTAACCAAAAGCTGGCAGAAATTAACCCTGGCTCAATCGCAATAGGTCATAAATCAAATAACGCAAAAAGATATTAACATGTCACATCTTCGTAATTTTTTCACAATTCTTCACATCCGCTTTTGCGGCAGAAAAAGTAAGCTTCAAGCAGCAATTAAACAAGCAAACAGCCTTCATTCAAAAACAGGTAAAAGGTACCGCGTTTTCTTCTTCGGTAATAAATACCATGTGTGGACTCGTGACGATATTAAAGAGCGGAAAAAATCATCACTGTTTAAACGACATTTAAAAGCCGGTGAAGACTTTGATAAAATATGTTTCTACGACACTTCTAATCCAGACAATAATGTTTCTAAGTAATGAAGAAATGAAAACGCATCTCTATTCAGAGAATGTAGATGCAATATCAGGCGGTGACGAAACAATTATGACTGCCGCAATAGACACTGCCCTGCAGGAAGCAAAAGGGTATTTAGAAGCATATGACAAGGATGCTATCTTTTCTGCAGAAGGAGCTAATAGAAATAGCTTACTTCTAACATTTATTAAAGATATCGCCGCCTGGCATTTTCTAGTCCTTGGTAACGCCGGGACAGAGTTTAAACTTCGACAGGATAGATATAACATGGCAGTAAGTTGGTTCAAATCACTTCGAAAAGGGGATGTGTCTGCAGATTTACCAGTGCAAGATCCAGACACGAGTGGTTTAATAATATTTGGTAGTAATCCTCAAAAAGGGCAACATTTTTAATTATGGCAACAAATAGGAAATCTCAGGGAAGAGAAAATATTTATCCGCAAATAGTTATCAAAGCGCCGCAGCGCTCCACTTCTGACGTAACAAAATGGAGAACCGCTCTCAGATCTGCAGACATGGGCAGACCAAAGCAGCTATTTGATCTTTACGAAGATTTGTTGATTGATGGTGTATTATCTGATGCCGTTGAAAAAAGAATAGCTGCAATTACAAACAGCGAGCTTGCATTCACTAACCTCAAGGGCGAAAAGGTTCAGGAGATTATCGACCTTATAGATACCCTGGCGTTTGAAGAACTGCTAACATGTATAATGCAGAAAAAATTTTGGGGGAGAGCTGCCGGAGAGTTCGACTTTTCAAATGGTTTTGGATTTAACCCAATACCGTACAAACACATATCTCTTGAGACGCAATCTATACTTCTTAACGACTCTGACAGCTCTGGAATACCTTACTTAAACGACGACTTTTTACTTGTATTAGGAAATCAGAGAGATAGAGGACTATACATTAAAACAGCTCCGTTCACTATATGGAAGAGAGGCGGATTTGGCGATTACGCTCAGTGGCTTGAGATATTCGGTATGCCACAGAGAATTGGCAAATATTCCTCATATGATACTCAAAGCAGGCAATTACTTGAGGAAGCGTTGTCCAAGGCAGGAAGCGCGCCATGGCTTGTAATTCCGAAGGAGTCTGATGTCGAAACAGTGAACAACACCGGTAACGGCTCTTCAGGAACATCTTATAACGACTTTAGAAAAGCATGTAATGAAGAGATGTTGATTACTGTGCTAGGTCAGACTTTAACGACAGTACAAGGTGACAAAGGTGCTCGAAGCCTTGGTGAGGTCCACAAACAGGTAGAGGAGAGTAAGAATAAGGCAGACATGCGCTATACACAAAGAGTGCTAAACGCTTATGTTAAGCCAATTCTAATCAAGAGAGGTTTCCCGGCAGAAGGAAATTTTGTATTTCCTGAAGCAGCAGAACCCCTTACTGTAGACGAGCTGGTATCGCTTTCTACAATTATAAAAATTCCAACATCATATATCTATGACAGACATGGAATCCCAAGACCCAAAGACGGGGAAGAGACTGCTGGAAAGCAACCTGCATTATCAATTGAACCAAAAGAGAAAAACGACACAGATCCAAAAAAAAAAGATAAGGAAGTAAATGATTTTTTCGTAGAGGCCCCGGCAAAGCCCGGGGCAGAAATAAAGCACTTCATTCAGAGGTTGAAAAGGAATATCACGGGAAAAACTGTTCTTGCTGACAACTATTCAATAAACATCAATAAGCTTATTAAAAGGGCAATACGAGAGCTATATTACGAAGATCAGCAACAAAGCGCCCTCGTTAATAAGAACCTGTTTGAAGCAACGAATACGCCTCTACAAACGGCTATTAACCGCGAACTTTTATATGTTAAAGACTCGGAATTCATTAAACAATTCAGGGAGAATACGGCTGTTTTTGCGGCATTTAAAAATCATTTGCAAACAAAAGAGATTGTCACTCTGCTTCACGATGAAGAGGGCAACTTACGCTCGTTCTCAAAATTTAAAAAGCTGGCCCTGCAGATATCAGAAAAGTATAATGTATCGTGGCTACAAACAGAATATAATACAGCTGTAAGAGCTGCACGTTCAGCAGCAAACTTTAAAAAATTTCAAGAGACTGCAGATCTATATCCTAACCTTGAATATGTCAGATCATCTGCAACAACTCCAAGAATCTCACATGAGCAATATGCCGGAACAATTTTGCCAATTAATCATGAATGGTGGAAGACACATATGCCACCTAGCGACTGGAACTGTCAATGTTCCGTAAGACAGACGGACAAAGAGATTACGTCTGTCCCTGGAGAAGAATTTGTTAATTCAGCTTTTCAAAACAATGCCGGAGAGAGCGCTTCTTTCGTAAACATTGACGAAACTCCATTTTACAAACACTCAGAAGAAGAACTTAGAGTTAAAATTGAAAAAGAGGGAGTACGATTACATAAAGAAATTTTAAAGGAAAAGCGAAAAGAAACCCTCTCCGAAAGCAAAAAAAGTGTTGGTAAGATGTATACTAACCCTGACGTTAATTTTAAGATTGGCCTTACAGTAAAGGGAATTAAAGAGGCTATTAATAATCCAATTTCAGACCCAATAGCAAAACTTGATGCAATTACGCAAATTGATATGCTCTTAAAAACTGCAAAATATGTTGGGGCGCAGGCAAACACAAAGGCAGATAAGAAGCCTCATATATTAAGATATCACTACTTTGAGACAGCATACAATTCAGTTGAATTTATAATTATAGTAGAAGAGAACATCCAAGGAAAGTATAATCTCTACACGATTGTGGATAAAAAGAAAACAGCCGAGTAAGCTTCACTTAGAGGATAGTTATCCAATGTCCTGGCTTAAACGACTGTCTCGGTACAAATATAATACTTTTTTTAATCCAATATAATTTTTGCAAATATGGACATAAAGGAATTTGACAAACAGTTCGCTTCAAAAATGAATAAAGTACAAGCCTTTGTCCAGGGTGAGCAAATAAAAGATATCCTTGGAGTAGAGGCTGTGAATCATTTTAAAGCATCGTTTGAAAATGAAGGATTCACGGACGAAGAAGTGAAGAAATGGCCAGATGTTAAACGTCGCAATCCAGATTCAAAATGGTATGGACATTCCGGCCAAACAGGAAAGTTCTCCCAGACACGAACCTTAGCAAAGATCCTGTCAGGAGAAAGCGGCGAGTTAAAAAACTCTATTTCATATGTCAAAATTGAAACGGGTGTAAGAGTGACAGACGCAACTCCATATGCAGGAGTGCACCAATTTGGAGAAATGGCAAAGGTATATGGTAAGAAAGTGTTCCAGATGCCCGCTAGACCGTTTATGGGCAAATCGGCTGTATTAAAGAAGAAAATTGAAGACAAGATAACTGCAGAAATAAAGAAAATACTAAAATGAAAACAATTTACAATGCAATAATGAACAAGCTTACAGAAGTAAGTAAGCTTAAATGGATTGACCTTGACCGCGGACAGCTTGAAGAACAAGACCGAGCTTCAATTGCATTTCCAGGGGCAATTATATTAATTGAAATCCCGGGATGTAAAAGTTTAACAGATAAAATACAAGACTGCAGAGCGGTTATCACTATACGATTGGCTTGGAATATCACTCCTGCCAGAACATCATCCAAGGCACCTGATGCAGCCAGAAACAGCAGCCTTGAAATCTATGATACAATATCAGAGGTATATGCATGTTTGCAGGGATTTGAAACTCAGAATTTTAATGCACTCAGTAGAACATCTCAAGGAAAGGAGAGTCGTAGTGATGGCTTATTTGTATATAAGATTGTTTTTGAATGCGAATTCGAAGATAATAGTGCAGAATAAAAAAAAGGAGGGCTATTGACCCTCCTTTGATTCATTAAGCTTACGTAACTGTTCTTTTGCGTTTATACCTAGATATTTATTAAATGTCCCCTCAGATATTCGATACTTATCATATATCAAGTTACGATATATCCATGCCTGAGATAGACCACGCTGCTTTTCAGTTAGAACGATTTCCTGAATTTCAACTATACGTTGTAATAAGTATCTTCTGTTGTAGGCCATTATGAATAAAATTACTACATTTGTTCGACCTGCCAGTCTTTGCCCTGTAGTAACTTTACTCGGGGCTTTTTTATGCCTCTGTCATACCGAGAGGGAGATTTTTCCAAGCTCCAATCTCGTCCTTATATTCTGCTTTGACATATGTCTTGCTTTCGATAGGCCGGTAAGCGTCCCTGATGATCTGAACCCCTTCCAGAAACCTTTTATCTCCCGTTTTGTCAGCCAACTGCTGCAACTGCAGTACCCTTGAAGCTTTCAGCGTTCCTTTCTGGTCTTTTGAAAGGAGTTTCATTATTGTATCAACGAGTAGTTGGGAGTCACTATCCTTTGCCAGTGAGGCAAGGTATTCTCTTACAATTTGTATCCCAGCCTCAACAGTGTCGTCATAATTGTCTGTCGTATAATAACCGAGAGTTACACGAAATTGGCCGTCAACATCCGTGAACGTGTGTGAACGCTGCTGGTCCTTAATGCCGTACAGTTCTGCCTTCATCGAAATTGCTTTGTTGAATTTATCGCGTATCTCTGCCTTGTTTTTTGCGAGTTTTTCAGAAATCCCTGCCAGTATAGGAAAGACATTTTTGACAGATTCGTCAACAAGAGCCTTATAGGCTTCAGTGTCGTCCTTTCTTTTTTGCTTTTCTGCAAGTTCCTGTTGTTCAATTTCAGCCTTGAGTGCTGCGCGCTCTTCTGCTGTTAAATTCTTTACATCCATTTTAAATCTATTTTAAATATTAATTAAACTACTCATGTGAAATAAAAAGTCTTTCCACTGCCAGAGCCAAATCGTTGTTGTTTGACTGTTGTTAAAAATGGCAGATCTGATTTGCTGATTTTTGACAAGGCCTCTTTAATAGGAGCTGCGTTTGTAAAAAATTTGCGTTCTGAATTGTCAATCTTAATTTTTACTATATATCTATCCTCTCCGTGCTTTGTTCTAACACCTGGTTCATAATCTAAAACTTCTATCTCTCTATTTGTCACTTCTTCAATAGAGATTATCGGAACAGCAAAGATGTTTTTGTCCTGTAACGAGTTAATTCCAAAGTCGGAGAATTTTTTCATGTTGCATATTTTTTTGATTAAGTGTCTCGAATTACAATGATTGGCCCAACCCAAATGAGGGCTAATGCGTTTTGAATATTCTTTCTCTGATAAAGTTTGCTTACTGAGCTTTGCCGCTTTCCTGCAAAAGTTCTGCTTAATAGACTTTCTCATCAAAATATGAGAGTGATAAAACACATACCCAACAAAGTCGATTCCTCTTGATTCTACCGGAAAAACCTGATAATTTGATTTAATTTTAAGGTTAAGCTCTGTCGACAGGTAGTCATTAATCACTATAAATAACTCATGTAGCAATGATTTATCCGAAGCTAATATGACTACATCGTCTGCATAACGGTAATAATATTTTACCTTCAGTTCTTCTTTTACCCAATGGTCAAAATAGGCCATGTATAGATTTGCAAAGAATTGAGACAAGTAATTTCCTATCGGGATACCTGGTGCAGAATCAATAATATTATCAAGTAATGACAATAATCTGTCGTCCTTAATTTTCTTCCTTATAATCATTTTAAGAACATCATGGTCAACACTTGGGTAGTACTTCCTAATGTCGAATTTGAGGCAATATCTTGTTTCTGTGATATCTTTTAAATCTCTTTTGAGGTGTTGCAATACCTTGTGTATTCCACGAGATTTAATGCACGAATATGTATTTGAAATAAATATTGATACCCATATTGGTTCAAGAACATTCATTATTGCATGGTGAACTACGCGATCTCTAAAAGGCAAGCGATATATCATCCGCTCTTTTGGATCATATATCTTGAATACACTATATTCAGATGTTATGTACGTCGCTGTCATTAATTCTTTGTGCAACTTATCAATATTTGACTCCAAATCTTGCGTAAACAATTGAACCCCATATGTTTTGGATTTACCTTTTTGGGCTTTATTGTATGCTGACAAGAGGTTTTCTCTGGTACATATCTTTTCGAACAAATTATTTCGTCTTTTCATTTCTTTGCTTTTCTAATCAGAGTCTTCAGACAACTGTCTTACCAACACTTTTTGAACTTGTTATTTTTCGCCAAGAGGCGAGGCCCTTATCTCCTTTTTTTTGCATAGGTGAGAGCTGGTACCTGCATTCGCATTCGAGTTTTCGTAATTCGCATCGTTGAACCGGAAGGACCAAGGAGAGCTCTTCAGAAATAAGCAGCCTACAATTATCAACCTAGTTGAACTCCTCTCCAGATATCCTTAAACTGCCTGGCGGAGTATTCGGCAATTTCTTCTGATGGAGAGCAAAGGCGAGAGCCGGCACCCGCAGCCGCATACGAGCTTCCGCAACCCGCATCGTGGACCCGGAAGGACCAAGGAGACATAACAAACCAAGGCCTCCATTTAAGTTCTCTTGAGTTATCCCAGTTTGGCTGATAGCCTTCATTAAGTGCTTCTGTCACTACAACGGCGTTGTACTGGTTTTCAAAGTAAGCTCTGAGATCTTCAGGTACATTTGAGAAATCAACTTTAGGACGTCCGGTTACTTCGAATGCGTCTTCAATTGTTTTGACGCGCTCCATGATGTTTTTAGTTTCCATTAGTAATAGCTTTTAAGTAATTATGATTCTAACATTTTTCGGTATTCTTCTGTAAATTGCTTACCTACATAGCAAGCTATATCATAGTTTTTCAGGCAAAGGCGAGAGCCGGCACCCGCATCCGCATTCGAGCTTTCGTAAGACGCCCCGCCGAACCGGAAGGACCCAGGAGAGCCGGAAGGCCTGAACCAAGGATAGTAACGAGATTCATCTTCGTTGTATATATTTCCACGAAAACCCTCATTCAAAGCCTCATTTATAACAACTACATTATATGTTGCTTGAAAAAACGGGCGTAAATCCTCCGGCACATCAGAAAATGATGGTGTTTCAGGTCGCCCGGTAACTTTAAATGCATCTTTTAAAGATTTAACACTATCTGTTATGTCTGACTCAAAAAAGGCTTTGCCAAAAGAATTTTCAAGTTCTTTTTTAAGTTCGTCAGAAGCCATTTCGTAAAAAAACTTTGCGTTTTTCTCAGTAATTACTAGTTCCTTTTTCATAATTTATTGGTGTTTAAAGTATTATTGATTATGTATTCCTCTATTTTATCCCATTTGGGCAGCTCTCCCACCTGCTTATCATCTATATACAGATCTGCAAAAATTTTGCGTGTATTACCGCCATAATTGGCGATGTTGGATGGATGATTGTCATTGATCCTGTCAAATTCAATCTTGTTTTCAAGCAGCCAATTAATCGCTTCAAGCAGATCTTGTCCGGTTCTACATGTCCAAATAATCACATAGTGTCCATTTGCCCTTAACGATGAGATCGTTTTCCTGACGTCAGGAAAAAGGTACCCTATGCTTGGGTAGCTTCCTCCATGAATAGTCCCATCAAAATCAACTGCAATAATCATTTTTCTACCTCCTCAATTAAAGCTGTTGTCTCCTGAAGAAGTCTACTCACCGCTGAATTGTCAATGAGTCCAATTATATTACTCAAAGCTTCATTAGCCGGTGTTCCATCAGGCACAATGGCCTTTGCGCATTCTGCAACAATTTGATTAACTACTTGAGAAAGATCTTTCATTCGCTCAAAGTTTTCAGGAGAGTGAACGAAAAGCTTTCCGTAATTCTTTTGTCGTTGAACTCCCCCTTGATGAAATGGAGCAGGAAAGGGGATAATAGCAACAGGTGTCAGAGTAAAGTTATTCTCCTTTATACAAATCGCTCCTTCGGGATATTGAGGATGAATAATTTCAGTTTGAATTAATTTATTCATATTTATTAGTATTTGACATTCGTAATGTTTGAGGAACCGGCTCACCGTTGTAAAAACTGCCATCAATCTTTGCCTCAGTAATTGAAATTTTATGTCGGATACATTGCAGCTCTCTCCATGAGTCTTCACTATAGGTTCCAACAGTGAGGCTGTGCTCAATCTCCTTTTCTTTTTTTAAAAGTTCCTGAAGTTTCTTCTTCTCAGCCAGCAGGTCTTTCCTGTTTATGCTTTCTTCAATTATGCCCATAGCTGAAAGTGTTACTTGTTTCGTTTGGTTTTTGTTGTTTTGACCAATTCGATATTTTCAATCAAATCAATCTGAGCAGCAAGTAGCGCACAAGCTTTAATTGTCCTTTCCTTGCGCTCTTTGTTGTACATCTTACGCCATCCCTCCAAATTCCAGCCGGCAGGACAAAGCGCATCAATTTCTTCTGCAGAAAGTGCCGGCTTATAGTCTTTTTCTACCAGGGCAACTGCTCCCTTGATTAGTTGATCATCTGTGTTTTCCTGGACATCCCTTTCCTCTGTGTGTCCATGTACGTAAACCTGCTCTGCTCTTTCTCGAGCGACGGAAATCATCCATGCATTTTTCATAATATCTTTATTTATTTTAGTCCTAATGATTCCTTAATATTCTGCACATACAGCTCTGCCTCAGACAAGAGCTGAACAACCTCTTCGTGAAGTCTGTTACGCTTTAAAAAAGTATTATACAACAGCTGCAATTTGTGACATGGTATGTCGTTAAAAGATTTAGCACCGGCAGCTTTTACTGCTATAGCCTTAGCGTAGTGAACCTTGTTATCTATGCCTGCAATTGACGAGGAATCAATATATGAGCATATGGCTGCAATAACTCGCTTGCGCCATATGTCTGCTTCCTGTTGTCTTTTATTTTGTTCATATGCCAGAACTTGGCAAGCTTCACTCAACTGCTTTACAGTTAAAGATTTGCTGCTTTCTACGCCATAGCTACGAATGAAAGCTCTTTTTTCTTCCTCACGCATCGAAGCCTGTCCGCATAAAATGTGGAAACGCTTAAGTAAGATTGTCGCTTTTGAAGATTTTACTTTTGTTACCATGATTGTTATTCTCCCCAATATTTTACGGCCCCTTCTGGCCATATTGTTATGTCTCCTTTTTCTCCTATATAGCGTCCTTTAGAAAACGCTCTGTAACCCTCTACCCACACCTTAAGTGTTGCGTCGTACATCACACTCTTTGCAGATCTGCCTGCCGGTGAACGGCCATCTGCATGAGAAATGAATATTAGCAGCTTTTTTGGATACTTCTCCTTAAAGGATATGTACTGCTTATAGGTGAGCTGAAAGTACTGGAAACTGTCTATAACGACTATCCCGGGGCTCTTCTTCGCACTCAATCGCTCTTCAAGGCGCTCGACAGTCTCGGAGACTATCAGAACCTTGCTGGATACTTCTCCCATCCCTACCCGGACAAATCCCTTCTTGAGAGTGTGTGAAGACCCTTCTTCCAAGGAGTTGAGTAACACTTCATCAAACTGAGTAAGATACTTTATGAGCTGAAGCACAAAAGTTGTCTTGCCATTGCCTGAATTGCCCCAGATGAACCATACACCATATCTCTCAGGACAATCAAACGCCTCTTTCCACTCACCATAAAATTCAAAGAGCTTATATTTCTTCTCAAAAATATTTTTTGCCGTTAATGCGCGGGACATTATGCCATCCTCATTTTTTGAAGTTCAACCCTCACTCGGCGTAACGAGCCACCCGTTTTGGCAATGAGCTTTTTAACATCTACATTGTCAGAATTGGCTCGGGCAATCATTACTATTTGTGTTTTAGTGAACTCATCAAGAGCCTCTCGGCCATCCGGAGTCACTTTCTGATATCTGCTTCCAAAACGGGAGAAGATCTCCGCATATCCAACTCGCTTACGCCCTAAGTTGCTTTCAATTTTCGCTTTCAAGCCATCGGCCCCCATCATGTACCAGCCGCAACAGCCCTCTGTTGCATTCCAGAGGGCCTTGAGCTCCAAAAATGCCGGATAATCCAGATCGCCGGCTTCATCAAGTATAATTAAGGGGCTAGGGATGCTACGCAGATAAAACACCAAATCTGCATACACATCTGCATACCGACCGGTATTACCTAGCCCCAGTTCTTTAGCAATTTGTCTGATAAGTTTTTGACGACTCTTAACCTGAGAACAGTCAATGTAAATAGTGAATTTATGCTCCCTGGCAAATGCCTTTGCCGTGAAAGTTTTCCCAACATCTGCCATATCGCAAAGCAACCCACTGAGACCACTTTCCTTACACGCGAGAAGTTGTGCGTATACTTGCGAAAAAACAGGAGTCTTAGCAATCTTCCACTCCTCTTCCTGGTGCATCTGCACATTCAGGTTGCGGGCGATGCTTATCCAGTTAGCATCAGATACGACTCCCTCAAGTTCGCCGTTGAGAATCCTTGAGAACTGAGCACTTGAAATACCCAAAGCCGTTGCCATCTTGGCGGCACTGGCGTAATTGTTGCGATACTTCTTTATCGCTTCAATTATTCTCTGCTTAAATTCAATTGTAATCATATTTAAATGGTGTTTTTATGATGTTTAAAGATTGTCTATAGCCATCTTGGTGTGATAGTCCGGATTGTAGTTGTAATCATCAAAAGAATCGTTGTCATTGCTTACCAGAACAGGCACTAGCTCCGGCTCAATAGATTCTAAGTGACTAATACTGCCCAAAAACTGAACTTTTGATATTGTACCTTTACCTCTCTTGACCATAGCATCAAACTGAGCTATGTATTTTGCCTGAGAAGTCATTGCTAAAGTATCGGCGTCAGTGCGCTCAGCAATAGAGGTATTGAATGTCTCTATCTGCTGAGCACAAGCAATGAACTGTTCATTTTGATAGAGGTAAACTTCTTTGATTGTCTCGCCGGGAAGATAATAAGCATTAACTGTGTAGTTATTTGGCGCCAGGTTAGAAAGAACTTCAGGAGAAGGCAGCATATAATCATTGTATTGCACCTGACAATACATATTACGCTGAATGCTTGTAGTCGTTTTCTCTCCTATGTAACGCGCCAGCAAAGCTTTGTTGATATCAGCAAGGTTTGGATTGAGGAGTTTTACTAAAACCTGCATTCTGGTCATACCCGGATAATCCTTCTGATTTCGGTGCAATCCGTTATTATAAGCCTCAATAGTTTCAAGATCTTCAGCTACCAACCTGGCGTAGTCATAGGTTCTCTCTTTTACGACATACTTTTGTGTTGTATCGTCAAAAATTCTATCACCATCAACCTGATTTGAGCTGTCTTTTGAATACCAACGTCCTATGCCATCTTGATAACGCTTTTCATAACCGTACTTCTTCTGACGATTCAGCTGTTCAGCGTGTTTTTCCTGTGAGTTACCCGGGGCACACCACCTTACAAAAGGAAATACAAGCCCGGCTTTCATCAGATTATTATCAAACTCACGTACCAGGTGATGCTCTACCTCAAGTTCCAGAGGAAGACCCCATCCGCGAGAATCAATAAAACGGAACATGTTTCTTACGCAGTCAATGAACAGATCTCTGTCTTTACGCAAAGAGTAAGAGGCACCAATCAGACATCCGGATGCAACATCGTAAGCATAATAAGCTTTCACACGGTTTCCGTCATGAAGCTTTCTTGGGAGATCTCTGTCATCGAGAGAAATTTTGCTTAGAGAGTACTTAGGTGCGTGCCTGTGATAATGCGGACGAACTGTTGACAGGTAACGGTGATTGCCGCTACGCAGACGAGCCACAATAGCGGCATTTGATGGCTTATTGATGTAATTCCAGCATGTGGCTTCAGAAATACTGATGTAAGTGCCTTTTTTATCGTCGAAGAAATCTGCGCGATCATACAACTCTCCACTCTCCATGTCAACAATATCCAGAACACCGGCAATAAAACGCATATAATCCTCATGAACCCATGAAGAGTATGGCTTATTGCCCATGCAGTAGATAGAAAGGATTAGTTTTTCAAGACGTGTGTCAACCTTGCGAGAGTTTGCATTGCAGAAATTGCGGTGAATGAGCGCAGAATAGCCCTCTTTGATGTACTGATTGTATTTGTCCTGAAGACGACGAGGGTTAGCCGGTAAGGTATGAGGAATATTAGTTCTGTTAATGTCGTTAACGGAGTTAGAGATACTTTCCCACATTCCGCCAGGACGATTATTGAGAGCCTTGTGCAAAGCCTTACGTGTATTAACGACTTTTCTTACTGCGTTAAGCACAACAGCGTTCCAGTAGTATTCAACCTGTACATCCCGGTTGAGATTTTTGCCGTTATCAAGCTCCCAACGACTATAAAAAGAAACCGCCTCGCTATCCACGGCAATGTGTTGTTCCACATCACTTTTTTCAATTAACCTCCGCGGATTACCAACCTTTTGTTCAACCAATAATTTAAAGCGAGACGGTAAACTGTCATATTCAACCAAAGCAGGTGTATTACGACAACCTCTGCGAACGATATTAACCTGCTTACGCTTAGCAATGTGATTGTATGCCTCTTCTGACATAATCTCACCCTCGCCAAACAGCCAGTTTGATTGAATACAGAATATATTGTTATGATACTCTACCATTGTCTTTTTTGTTGTTCCCGCCCCGGAACTTCGACCGGGAGTGAGGGCTCTTGTGTACCTCGACGGGATTGCTTAATTTCGTTCAACCTATTAACCAACTAAAAATTAAGCGTATGGATAACCATTCATATTATTGTGAAGTTTCTCTAGGAAATGCCTCTATCGTAGAAACTGAAATGATGAAAAAGGCATTGCGAAACTTCCTTAACTCCTTTTACATTAAACATCGTTTCTCAAAGGAGCCATTTGATGGATATGGAGATACAGGCTATTATTATCACGTCTGCATCTTAGTTGAAGACAACACTTTCCTACGCGTATTGCGGTTTTCCACGGCTTTAGCTGCTTTTTGCCAATATTGGCGGATGTGCCTTGTTGAAATTCGACTGGACTAGTTTTTTTCATACCGCACATTATTTCGAGATTTTTAATTCTTTCTTCTGATCCTGATATATCACCAGGCATATCATCAGGCATAGCCCGGCAGTCCAGTAGTGGTGCGTTGCTCCAAAAAACAGAGCTCCACTCAGGGCAACTATGCCCAGGATGGAAAATGCGTATAAGAAAAATTTATTCATAATAAGGGTGTTTATTTGCTTGTTTCTTGACCACCGCGCTCTAATGCTGCAGTGCGAATCTTAATCGCCAGTTCACTCTTGGTTCTGCCGGCAAGAGCCTCACGGATAGTTACGCGGCTAACGTCAAACAACTTTGCCAGCTGGTTCTTTTCGCCGTGAGCAACGATGATTTTTTTCATTTTTATGCGTATTTAAAATTTATTATATCTTTACAACCACTTTCCAAAGGGAAAGCATGTGCAATATTACGATAATTATCGTAATCAACAAAAATAATTTCGATGAAAATCGCAACTGTCAAAGAACGAGTAATGCAATATCTTGATGTTCAAGGTATAAAATTGTCCAAATTTTATACTACCACTGGACTAAAGAGGGGATTATTTGACTCTGACAAGCTTAGTCAAAGTATATCTGACGTATTTATTACGAAAATAATCGCAAGCTACTCCGACATCAATCTAGAATGGCTCCTAACTGGCAAAGGAGAGATGTTAAAGGAGAGCACTGAGCCGATTAAAGCCGTTGCACATGTATCCTCAAATGAAAATGGACTTCCACTTATTCCTGTAACAGCTTTTGCCGGATTTGGCCTGGCTACGTTTGATGATCTTCAAATAGAGCATTTCTATGACGTACCCGACTTTAAGCAGGCAGATTTTTTAATAAGGATGAAAGGCAATAGTATGTATCCGAAATATTCTTCCGGAGATATTATTGCATGTGCTATTGTTAAAGAAACTTTATTTTTCCAATGGAATAAGATCTATGCGGTTTTAACAAACAGCCAAGGAGTTTTAATAAAGAGAGTTAAAAAATCTACTTTACCGGACAACATACTGATGTTTTCAGATAATGCAGCTTATGATCCATTTGACGTACCAATACGGGATATTCTTAAAATAGCGCTTGTTATTGGGAGTATCCGAGTAGAATAAAAAATAGCATTATGCGATAAAATATTTGCAAAATGCAAAGAAAAAGTTTCGTAAAATGAATTTTTGATTACATTTGCCCTTGCAAAATCAAATTCATTCGATTATTAAGTAAAATGGATCTACTGCCATTTACGGAGTAAGAGATTTAAGGCCCAGCATTCAGCGTGTTGGGCTTTTTTCTTTGTGAACGCAAAGAGGGTTAAACGTGTTGACTACCTATAGTAAAATGCCAACCAAATTAACGCTTAATAACAATGAATTCAGATTTTGCACAAAACGGGAAACCTGGTTATAAGCTGATCTTCTGCAGATTTGTATATCGTAATGGTGTACGTATCTATCCGAAAAAGGGGAAATATTTCCGTTTTTGGGTTAAGGACGATCAAGAAACCGCTGCTTAA